CCACCGTCGGTGGGTCAAGGAGGGAACAGTGTTCCTTCCAGCCAGACATGTACTTTCTTCCCCCGTTGGGGGGCCACTCCCCTGCGAGTATTTATTTCGCTCGCAGCGCGGGGAGTACGCTGTCCTTTCTAGTAATAGAGAGCAGCGTCTCAGGGGTCGTTGACCTCAGTGCCTCCTCGTCCTCGTCTAACCCAATGAAGGGAAAGTCTAAGACTGAGAAGTCTCTAGACAGATCGACATGACGTAAGACCTCGGAGTAAGCACGTATAGTGTTTACCCAAGAACTTGCGGCACGGGCGACCTTAGGAGTGCGTTCTGGGATAAGGGACTGGAGACTTTCTAAGGTCTCCAGCCGAGGTATCTTAGATCGGAGATCCAAGATTTCCTCGACCTTACCCATGGAGTCCGGGATCGGACTTCCATCCTCTAACCCTCTCACGAGGGTTTCGAGGAGAGCACCTGCCTTCTTCCAGACTTCGATTGCATCCCGTATCGCTACGGGATCACCGAAAACTGGTTGCGGGATAGGGGAAGGAACTTCTTCCTTCTCCCCACCATCCCTGGTTTCCACTGGACCTGATGAGGAAGGGTTACCCCCACTCATCCGAGCCTCTTCCGAGGCACCCTCGTGAGGTATTAGAGCCACTTGGAGGGCCTGATAGGCCTCCCGAGCTTTTACAAGGTTCTTATACAAACCCCTTAAGGCCTGCCCCGCAAGTCTTAAGGCCCTCTGAAGCCGTTTGGCTTCAGTCACCTTACCGGCGTTCATCTTGGCAAGATTATCCTGCCATAGACGAGGCCGATTAAGGGGAAGAGGGACAGGTTTGAAGAAGAACTGGTAATAATCCTCTAACACAGGCATCACTGCCTGTGAGAAGGTGATCCAGCTCTCCCGGTCAGGAAGTTCATACCTCCTGTCCCGGGGAACACGGTCCCAGTTAGCAAAAAGGAGTTCGCCGAACTCGTTTGTGCCCACTGGAAAACCATGTACTGGAACCAGCGACCTCCACTCCTTCCATCGACGCGCACTTGTCTTGATCGAGGTGACATCGTCATCTAACCTTGCTTTTATACGACGTATTAAAGCAATAGCTAGAATCGATTCAATCTCGACCAAGCGAGAGCGCGTCTCCGGATGCAAGTGGCACTCATCTCCTCCTAACGCCCTTACCTTATTCTCCATCGAGAGTAAGAAGGGCACAAATGAGGACCCTCCCTCTCCGAGGCGAGCTAATAGCTTACCCGTGAGAGCGAAGGCACTGATGAGGGCTGCTTGCGCCACTCGCCCCAATTTCCCTTTCTCAAATTCCTGTGCGGACCGAAGATAGTCTCTTCGACGTAACAAGTGTCTGAGAAATTTCGCGGAGGTGGGCTTGTCACCAAGCCAACCGCGGGAGAAGGCTCGGAGAGCCATCTCCAGACGCTGAGAGCAAGTTCGCACCGAAAGTTCCTCTTTCAAGGACATCGGTGAAACATTCTCACCGCTCAGATAAATCTGAGAGGCGAAAATGAAGAGCTTACCCTCAAGCGTCTTCGAAGTGGAAATAGGGACTTGTAGACGCTCACATGTAGTTAAGTAGCTTTCTGCCACCTTACTACAGCCGGTGACGTTGTCATCGCCTAAGACCCTATAACTTGTAAAAGTCATAGGGTCCAACCCTGCCTTCATGGCTGAGAACAACTCCAGTGCATGATGCACCAGAGCCATGCTCGCCCACGAAGACAGTGTTCCCATTGGTTGACCTCGATTGTACTGAACTTCAGTACCACGAAGTTTAGGGACAACTAAAGGAGGCTCATCCGAGCTTCCCTTTGGGATCCGGAACCAACGATCAGTCATCAACCCTATCCATAGGGTTGATGTCTCTTCTTTCCAAATCCCTGTTAAAAGGGCGTGGTAAAGATCGATGGGTATCATATCCGTCGCGGACTTAAGGTCTATGGAGAAATGTTTCTCCACATCCTTAGTCTCAGACGCATATGAACGCAGACCGGCTTCTTGATCGAATGTAGCGTCGGTAGGTAATACTGACAATACACTCATCATCCAGTCATGAACTGGCTTCATGAGACGTTGGGTCCAGTAATCGGCCATTGCAATGGTCCTTACTTTTCCCGCCGCCTCAGGAAGGAAGGCTAGTCTGCCCGTGTCCTTTTCACAAAGGAGATGCCATCGTTTCACGCCCTTCAGCTTATATACATCACCAACAGATGCGCGACGTCGTTGCACATCTTTGGCGTGTATTGTAGCTTCAAGGACTTGGGAGAAGAGAGATGAGGTCTTTTCGTCCCCAACGTGTTTGGCCCATTCCAATGGATAGTTAATAGGGCATCCTGCCCACGCTAACGCATCCATCGGAGCACCCAGTACTCCTACTGAGTGATTTGGACCACCACGAGAGGGATGGTAAGGCCTTGTCCCGGGCTGGGCACACAGTTGTGGTTCCAGAACCCATCCCTTTCCGGCTTCAAGAGCGTACTTTCGTACGATCTTGGGCCAGAACACATGGAGACAGAAGTGCTTGAATTCCTTCAAGTACTCCTGATCCAGTGGAGGACACTGTCCGGTCACGCTGACCAGATCAGAGTCTTTATGGGGACCTTCTAGAGCTGAATAGCTCCGGAGAAGAGATAATACTATACGTATAAATCTCGGGTTCTTGGATCCAAGGCCTCGCCTCAGATAAAGAGGCAGTATCCTTGGAAGGCCACTACGTGCCAAGCCAACAGGCTCTCCTAGGAGGAAGGGATTGGAATTCATTGATCCACCTAACCACCGGTTGGTGAAGAACAGAGTGTTCTTCATCTTCTGGATGAGGGCGGTTCGCCCTCGGGTTAGAAGGATCTTTGTCAACCTTTTCCCAAACTCGACTAGAGCGGTCTTCATCGACGGCTGAGACTCCATTGGGCCCCCTGCCCTTACATCAAGGTCTAAACCCCAATGTAAGAGTAAGGACAACAGGTTCTCACCTGTTGGTGTGACCAAT